GTATTGAGAGCTAGTAAGAGACACACTAGCGATAGCTATACGTGTATAAGCTTGCTTGTATACGTAACTATATACAGAACAAGGTCTTACCCGTTGCGATTGCTTGTTATCGCTAAGGGCTACATTCGTCCCTCATTTCACCCATAATCATGATGAGTACCCCCAGGAGGGGGAATTGCTTTGTAGAGGGTGTATATGCATAGCACTCCACAAATTTCTACAAAAAAGAAGAGGATTAGGAGTGCACGATAGTCGCTGGAAAAGCACAGCTCCTTTGCTCATCAGGAGTAAACTCCATATTCGCATTAGTAGCAGCCAAAGAGTCCTAATCTATTTATTAGATTGCAGATTAATTTCTAATAGGTATACTAGATGCTATGTCTGCTTATATGGTAACAGTACATAAATGTACTTAGGATTATTATGTTAAATATATTAAACAGAGTAGGATTGATTTTTAGTATTCCTCTCCTTTATACAATATTCTTAAGTATCGCTATATACAAAGGTAATTTTAAAGAAGAATTAGAACACTTAAATGGTTTTGTGGTGTATGACTGGAACCGTTTTAGCTTAACAGTTATGTGTGCTCCTAGACAAAAGAGACAGAAGTAGAGTCCATTGGCAGATAAAGCACACATTTATTAAGGAGGGTACATGGGTTTTCTAGCTAGTTTATTCTCTAGTACAGCAGCAGAGCCTATAGCAGCTATTGGTAATGTTGTTGATGCTTTATTTACAAGTGATGATGAAAGACTTGATAAAGCTATTATTAAACAAAGACTACTACAACAACCTGCATTAGCTCAGTCAGAGATAAACAAAGTACAAGCGTCCCATAGAAGCACATTCGTTGCTGGCGCTAGACCCTTCTTAATGTGGGTATGTGGTATTGGATTCTTAATGGCATTTGTTATTAATCCTATTATGCAGTGGTTTGGATTGGCACCAGTTATCCTCCCTGTTGATGTAATGATGGAATTAACACTAGCAATGCTTGGCTTATCTGGCCTTCGCACAATAGAAAAACTTAAAGGCGTAAGCAAGTAATGACAAGATTTGTAAAAGGTGGAGATGTTAGTACTATACCAGCTATTAACACTAAACTAGAAGAAATAGAAACAGCTATTAACGATACACTCTCTCGAAAGGGGGATGTTCCTAATCAGATGGAAGGTTTATTAGATATGAATGCTAATAGAATTATTGGCCTTCCTGTTCCTACTAACAACCTAGACGCAGCTCGATTACAAGATGTTCAGGATATAATTAACACTCAGACATTCCCCAGCCTTTCAGGTATTCCTTTTGTTCTCAGTGTTGCAGAAGCACAGAGTACTCTCTTTACAGTAGGTAACTCTTTTGTTCTGGCTGCAAGATACAACGCTCAATACGAAGTTAAATCTTCAAGCACTACAGCTCTAAGAGGGGATATTACTCTAGGCAATGGAAACATAGCTGTCCTTCTTCCTATGGATGATGGGGGATACAATGCCCTACAAGTAGGCGCTACAGGTGATGGAGTAGTTAACGATACTCTTGATGTACAAGGAGCTATAGACAGAGGCTCTAGGGCTTGGCTACCTAATGCAACATACAACATATCACACCTCACATTAGAAGGTGGAAAGACATTAGAAGGTGAATCCCTTAAAGGGGTTTATATCATAAAGATTGCAGATAGTGCTAATCACTTAATAACTATACCTGTATCCGATAAGCCAGCTTACATTAGAAGTATGTACTTAGATGGACAGAAGAACCTTAATACAGATGGTGTTGCTTTAGATGGTATACATTGTACAGATACAACGCTTACAGGTAAGTTTTCAGTAGAAGCCAGAGATGTGTATGTAGAAAGAACTACAGGTAAAGGTTGGTACATAGGACTTCTAAGAAACAAACCCCACATGACTTATTGTTATGGTTTTAATTGTGGTATTGCAGGAGACACAACAGCAGATGGTTTACATGTTAACTCTTCTTCTGATGCTTATATTGGTGAGGGTTGTGGTTTTGGCTCAAACCAAGGAAGAAGTATTCTTATTGCTACATCAGCTACACCAGTAGTCTCTGAAACAGAGATTTGGTGGTCTAACCATAGAGCTAATATAGAGTTCTTTGAATGTAAGGATTTCATGCTAAGGGGCTGTAATTTAGATAGGGCACGAGTATCAGCTTTAAGAGTACAAGGGAGGACAGGCACAAGCAGAGATACCCCTGATGGTTTCCACGAAAACAGTTTTGTTATAGGTAATACTTTTAAGAACCCCAAAGGGGATAATGGAGCTGGCTCCGATGGAGACCTAAACTTTATTGATGTTTTTAACTCCAAAGGTTTAATCGTATCTAGTAACAACTTTAATTATGATATAGAAAATGGTGATGTAAAAGTAGATTATATAATTTCTGCTACGAATAGTTCTAATATAACATGGGTAGGTAATAGTACAGCCCCAGATGGCGATGCTTACCAGTGTTACGTTTCAGGTATTACCGACAATGAAGCAGCCTTATGGAGTGACTTAACAGAAATACCTCATAAGTTCAGAGGTAAAGTTCGTGTACAATCTGGTAGCCCCTCTCTTGAGTTTGTAGCAGAAGACTTAGCCCTAACTAGTAGGTTTTCAAGATGGAGAGTAGAGAATACTGGTGGGGGAGATATTGTTTTAGAGGTAGGAGAGGATGCAGCATACTTAACCAAAGAGACAGCTCTACGTTGCAAAAGAAGTGCAGGTAATATATTCGAGTTTGTTTTTGGTGGTATGTTAAAGCCAGAAGTATTTGCTAATGCAGCAGCACTTCCTTCTGTTGGTTCCAGAGAAACTTGGTCTTTTGCTATAATCCAAGATGACGGAAGTGGCGACCCCGCTTTTGCCTTAAATGATGGTTCTAACTGGCGCTTAAACAGCTTCGCATAAGGGTAGTAATGTCTAATTATAAAGCAGAGAATGGAATCCAACTAACACAAGGTTTGTTCTACGAATGGAACAAGCCAGATGCGCCCTACACTCTTCGCTCAGAAGACTACGTATCTAAAAAAGGGATAGAGTACAAAAGTGTTAGTGCTATTTATAGACAATGTAATTCAGAATACGAAGCAGCTATTCTAATTGTAGAAAGTTGGGAACATTGGAAGAAGTTATGTTCTCTTGATTGGTTTGTTAGTGGTCATGTGACTACAGCGGGATTAAAGTACCAAGGACTCACTGATTGGAAAGAAGAACAGGAGTTAAGAAAGAAATCAGAGAGTGAGGAAGTTTTGATGCAGATGGTAAAAGAAGGAAATGTGACTGCTGCTAAGTTTATGTTTGAGCAACATGGTAAGCAGAGTACTAAAGGTAGACCAGAGACTAAAAAACCCAAAGAAAGAACAAGTAATGTAGAGAATATTTACTCTAGGTTAAAGAAGTGAGTGCTGAAGTAGGCAGTTTAGCTTTAATATTGAAGTACATATGGCTACCTACAGTTGCTTTATTGGGTTATTTTGCTAAAGGTCACTTAAATAGATTAGATACTAGGCTTGCTCTTTCGGAGGAAAAAGTGAGTGAGCTAGAAAAAGAACTCGGTAAAAACTACTACGACAAAGTAGAAATACAGCAACACATAGTACTCCCATTACAGGAAAGTATTTCAGAAACGAGACAAGAGTTAAAGTCTAGCATTGTACTGATTACAGAGATACATAGAGATATGGCTATAATCAAGTACAAAATATTAGAGGAAACCAAAAATAAATGAGTATTGAGCAGATTAGACAAGAGTGTGAGGATAGTCTTTATACCTATGCTCAGATGATGTTTCCTAATCGATACTTCGGTGATTTGCATAGAGATATGTTCATGTTCTTTGAGAACTCTTTAAATGGAGCACTTAAAGGAGGGGAAGGGGATAATGCAGCAGCCCTAGTACCACGAGACCACCAAAAGAGTTTTTGTATAGCTGTAGCATGTAGTTGGGCTATTACTAAGTTCCCTTGGTTTACTGTTACATATGTATCTTCTAACCCCACGTTGTCACAGAGACAGCTCACAGTTATTAAGAACATATTTAAGAGTGAAATCCATAGAGAGTTATGGCCTGAGATGTTGAATTATGAGATACATCCTAGAACAAAGGATTACGAACACAAGCCTACAGGGACATGGACTATTAGTGAAATAGCTATAGACCACCCTGAAAGACCTAAGAGTGAGAAAGACCCCACAGTAGCAGCAACTAGTGCTAAGAGTACTAACACAGGGGCTCACTACAAGATGTGTATCTTTGATGATTTGGTAACTAACGAGAATTACCGAAGCGCAGCAGAGAGAGAAGATATTAAAGAGGTATATCAGTCTTATGCTTCGATTGCTACAACAGGTAGTATTAAGTGGATGGTTGGTACTCGTTATGGTGACAATGACCTATACGGAGACCTCAAAGAAAAAGAATACGAAGTGTTTGATGAAGATGGTGCTTGTACAGAAACAAGACCTCTTTGGAAATGGTTTGAAAGAACAGTAGAAGACAGTAAGAGCAAAGATGGTAGTGGTTTATTTGTATGGCCTAGACAACAGATGCCTGATGGTAACTGGTACGGGTTCAACAGAACAGAGTTAAGTAAGAAGCGTAGTGAAGCTTTTAACTTAGTACTCTACTACTGCCAGTACTACAATGACCCCAATGCTGCTGCTGTTGATAAGATAACTAATGACTGCTTTATGTATATGCAGCCCAAGATGTTAGAACAACGACAAGGTAAGTGGTGGTATGGTAATAAAGAACTTAAAATCTTTTGTGGTATGGATTTGGCTTTCACTGAAGGAAGTGGAGCTAGAAAAGTTAAGCGAGATTACACAGCTATTGCGGTTATTGCGTGGGATGCAGACGGATATTTGTATATCCTCGATTTGCAGCGATTCCAAACAGATAGAGCAGAAGTATATTACGAAAAAGTAATAGAGCTACATAGGTATTGGGACTTCAGAGAAGTAACTGTAGAAACGAATGCTGGTGGTAATGTTATTGCTAACTTCGTACAAGATGAAGTCCGTAGAGCTGGTGAGACACTAGTAGTTAAGCATCAGACTAAGAACCAAAGAGAAGGCACTAAAGAAGAACGTAATGCTCAACTCTTTGAACCCTTGTACAGAGGTAAGAGTGTTTATCATACTAAAGGGGGTTACACAAGACTCCTAGAAGAAGAACTAAGATTAAGTAAACCACCACATGATGATTTAAAAGATGCTTTATGGATAGCCGTTACTAACAGTACACGAATGAGTAAACCTAAGTTTGCTACTAATAAGAATAGAAATGTTCTTAAAGCAGAGAGTAGGTTTCTAAATAGAGGAAGAAAGAGAGCTTAATGATTACACTACCCTATAGTAATAAAGCCCGATTAGCAGCAGAGATTGCACTATACAAGCACGAGTGGAATAGTGCGCGTAGTAGTACTTGTGATATGTGGGCAGAGATAGATGGTTATATCCATGCTACAGATACTTCTATGCTTGAAGGTGGTGAGTTCTTTGACCACAAAACATTTATTCCTGTAATCTCTGAGATACACGAAGACTTAATAGCTATTATCTATAGCACTGTCTTTCCTCACGAGGACTGGTTAAGTTGGAAAGGTTTTGATGTTAAAGCAATAGCCCAAGAGAAGCGTAGGAAGCTCCTCTCGATGATTAAACAGGTTCACTCTCTCAATGGGTTCAGTACTACGTTCCGTAAGGTTGTGGATGATTTAGTGCGTTATGGTAACTGCTTCGTTGATGTAGGATTTGTTAATGAGACTCAAACAGAAGAAGACGAGACGGTTAGTGGTTACGTTGGCCCTAAGCCTATTCGCATTAGTCCTTATGATATTGTTTTTAATCCAACAGCTCAAGAATTTGATAAGACACCGAAAATCATTACGAGCCTTATCTCAACAGGAGAGTTTAAAGAATTTATAGAGGGTCTAGGTGAGACTTCAGAGATTGATGATAAAACACTGAGTCTTCTACTTGCACGTAGAGCTGGTGGTGGCACAGATAACTCAGATACATATAAAGAGAGTCAATACATAGCAGCAGGTTTTGGTAGTATTAAAGAGTACTACACAAGTGGAATGATTGAGTTGTTGTGGTTCTATGGTGATGTATTTGATGACACTACACAAGAGATTCACAAAGGTAGATGTATTGTTGTAGTGGATGGTAATACTGTTGTCTATGACG